TTACAGACCGGCCACAGGATCTGGAAGGGTAAGGGGGCACCTCACGTTTATGTGTAGGGACGTCGGCATGAGAGGAACATCAGCCTTGAAAAAGTGCCGCGTGAAACTCATCACCCGGGAACTCAGTTCCCATTGAGGAATCACCTCAGCATTTATCAAGGAGATCAGCAATGAATCCGTGGCTGGCAGAAATGTACGGCACCGCCGAGGCAATCGGCGCTGATGAGGGAACCGACGACATCAACAAGCTTGCCGAGGCGCGCGTGCTCGACCAGATGTGCGAGGCCGAGGGCATCAACGTGGACGAGCTCCCTGAGGAGACCGTCGTGAAGCTCGCTCACCAGATCTTCGGTGACAACAGCGCCCTCGTGAAGATGGCGATGGAAGGCGAGAAAGAAGAAGAGGCCGAGGAAGAGGGCGAGGAGCCGAAGGAAGAGAAGAAGGAAGAGGAGACCGAGGAAGAAAAGGTCGCCGAGGCTGACATGTTGGGTCGCATCATGGCTCACTCCTTCTACCAAGAGGCCAATGAGATCGAGAAACAGGCCAAGATCAGAATCTTCCCGGCTGCTCTCGGTAAGGGTACCGCGAAGTCGAAGGGGGTCGCCGGCAAGATTGCGGACAAATTGAAGTCCATGAAGGGCTCCTACTCGGCCGGCAAGCTCGACCCGGGCAAGACCTACAAGGCTGGTCGTAGCGGTGGCGAGATCACTGAGATGGCCGGTATGAAGGGCGGCCTCAAGCGCCTTGCCAAGGAGCACCCGAAGTCGCTGTTGGCCGCCGGCGGCGCGGCAGCCACCGCTGGTGGCACAGCTGGTGGCTATGCGGCCGGCAAGAAAAAGAAGAGTTCTGCCGCCATCGAGGCTCTCGCCGAGCAGCGGGCCATGGAGCTGCTGAAGGAAGCCGGAGTCGAGTTCGAGGTTTCCGAAGAGGAAAAACTCGCCCAGGCAGTGGAAGAGCGCGCCTATGCGATGCTTTCCGAGGCTGGGTACCTCGAGTAGGTGATCGAAGATGGATCGGTTGATGCTGGCTTCGTTCGTGGATGAGCTCCAAAAGATTGGGGCCATGACATCTAATGTCATGACCTCTTCAATCTCCAAGGGCTCGAACACGGTAACGAAGCCAGTGTTTCCGAAGCCAGGTATTTCGAAGTCTAAGGACCTGACTACGAAACCGACCAACTATTCGATTGTGAACACCGAAGATCAACCGGCGGCGTTTGGTACGGCTGCGAGTGCGTCGAAGACTGTGCCTCCTCCGCCGGTGAGAACTTAAAGGAGACCGAGTATGGCAGGCGAACGACTCTCGGTTCATGCGATGGTGCAGCAGTGCTTGCAGGAGTCCAAGGAGAAGCTGGCAGCAGCGGAATCTGAGGGCTCAGTCAAGACCGCGGCCGCGCAGACCAGTCCGTCTCAAACTGCCTCGGCCAGCGCTCAAACGGCGGGCGGGTATGCAGTCACTGAATAGAGCAAGCTCGCAGACGCCTGCGACTTCGTGGCGGACAATATCCATGCGATCAATGATGATCGCACCCCCCAAGAGAAGCTGGCCGAGTACGTCGAGGTGTACGACCAACTGAAAAAGATGGCCGAGACCGGCGACGTGAACCCCAACCAACAACACCAGACCCAGAAGGCGCTTCCGGAATCGGATCCGCCGGCGGTCGTGACCACTGACAACTCGGGAACGGGCGTCGGAGGTTCCACGGCGATCCCGTCGGAGGAGACGAACACTCCGGGCGAGTCCCTGGATGCTGGTGAGTCTGGAGCAGCGACACCGGGGCATCAATCTCCCAAGGTCACCGTGCCGAACGAGAAGCCGAATCCACAGGATGCGGCAACGGCCATGGAGACCAACCAAGAGATGATGATGCCCGAGCAGCCGGAGGATGTGCTCAAGCAGTCGAGTGCGCTCCAGCGGTACGGCGTCAAGACTCCGCAGCAGCTGGCTGTCAAAGTAGCGGCAGCGGAGGCTTTGCTCACCAAGGCGTCACAGGCGGGTATCCCGCCGAAGTACGCGCTGGCGTTCATCCGTAACCGTGGTGATGACTCAGTCACCAAGATCGCGGAAGACGCTCTTTTCCCCGCGCAGATCTCTGGTGGGACTGAGCCCCTGCTCCAATCGGAGCCAGGTGTGCCCAGCGCCCTCATGCAGGGGTCCGAGGCGGGGAGCAACACTCCGCGGGAAACCGCTCCGACGTCTGGTGAAGGCGGCGGCCGTGAGTTGTTGGCCAGCAATGAGGCTGCCATCAACGCAACGAAGCGGTCGGCGAAGAGCCAGAACAAGAGCGCTCTCACGGAGCTCTTGACGGAGCCGTCGATGTCGGCGGCCCACGACAAAACTCTCCAGCAGTCGTTGGATAATGCCTCCTCTGCGGGCGTGAAGATTTCCTCGGCTCAGGCGAATGCAGCCAGAGAGTTGCTGCGGAAGTTCGCAGCTTCACCGGACGGACAGCAAAAGCTCGCGGCTCTCGCGAAGCTGGCGCAAGATCCGGACATGGCACCAGGTGGCGGTCTTCCCCCCGGGGAAGAGGAGCCCGTGACCGAAGAAGAGGCAGTGGAAGCTGCCCCGGAGGTGTCGGATGAGGCCCTGGCGGCTGCCGAGGCGGGCGTGACGCCCGAAGAGGTAGCCGAGGCTGAGGCTATCTTGGCCGAGCAGGGTGAAGCTGCAGCTCAGGAAGCTGAGGCGATGGATGCCGCAGCTGCTGAGGAAGCCGCACCTGAAGCTGGCGACGAGAAGGATGGACAGATGGGTGCCCAACCGATGGCCCCGCCGATGGTAGGCGGTGGTGGTCAGATGGGGACCTCGACGCCACCCACTCCCGCCATGACCTAAGTGACCGTTTGCAAGGATCGGAGATCAAGCCAATGCAAAAGATCAGCTCAAATGACGCAGCGGCCCTCCTCAAGCAGGCGGGCACTGCGATTCGGGACCTGACTCGCGAGAACCTCGAGCTGAAGGGAAAGCTCGAGAAGAACGCGCACGATGCCCGGGTCGTCAAACTCGCCCGTGAAATGGAGGAAAAGGGCCTGATGGATCAGTTCAACCTGGCAGAAAAGGTTGCACACCTCCGGAAGGTTCCGAACCTCGAAGTCACGGCCGAGGCCGTCAAGCTCGCGGCCCCTCAGGGTCAGGGTTTCGGCGGTGTGGGTGAGGTTCCGGGTGTAGGGGAACACCCCTTCATCACGTTCATCAACACGGGCGAAGCGTCCGAAGATGGCCTGTAACCCACAAAGGGTTGAGGAAACCGAAATCAGAAACCTTCATCGGAGGTAGGAGAAGATGGCAGTCAATTTCAAACTCGTGAGTGAGTTCCAGACCATTCACCGGCGTCCGTTCACGCTCGCCGACCCCGCGATTCTGAAGCCGTCCAACGCACGTCCGTTGGTCGATGGCGAGTTCCTGCAGCTCGACACGGCCTACAAGATGGCCCGTGGCGGCGACGGCACCGCTGGCGCCGGCGCCGAGGACATCGCCACGGTCCCATCCTTCGCGTTCTTCGCGGAGTCGGGCCGTAGCGACACCCAGGCCATCGAGAAAGGCCCGTTTCTCTACGGGAATTTCTACGAGGCCGACACCATCATCATGGACGCGGCAGCGGCCAACGGCATCAGTGCCGTGGGCCAGGCGCTGTTCGTCGGCGACATCGACGTCGGCGGGATCGTGCGCCGCGGTCTGATGGGAGCTTTGGCAACGCCGGCCGGCACCGAGCTCGTGGTTGGGTATGTCACACGGCTGCCCGCGAACAACAACGGCTATCTGCGGTTCATCCGCGCCTAACCCGTAGGCTGAGAAGCTGAGTCAACGCGGAAGAAAGCAGAGGAGATCATCATGAGTATCGCGCAAGCAACCGTTGAAATGTTCAACGAGCGGGCCGGGTCGCCCGAGGGCAAAGAGAAACTCAGCCAGTTTGGCGGGTCTTGGATCCGTGACCGGCTGCGTGAAGTGTCATTCTGGCGTCACATCGTGCCGCCGGACAACGTGACGCGTGCGGACTGCCAGCGGTCGGTCAACCACGACACCTTGGTCAAGATCGTGGACGTCGAGCCCCAGAGCCGCGCCATGGCAATCACGTTCCGTGATCAGCCGACGGCTCGGTACATCCGGGGCCCGAAGGCCGAGATCCCCTTCTTCACCATCTCCTCGGAGAAATTCGAGAAGACGGAGCAGGAGCTCCTGGCTTACGAGATGCCGATCACGAAGATCATCGAGGACAACTCGGTGAAGGACATCCAGGAGATTGAGGACCGTGAGGCCCTCCGTCACTGCGAGTCTGGCATCCAGGCGCTGCAGACCGAGGTCAACACCACCACCACGGTGGCCTACAATGCCACCAACATTCGCGCCCTGAACGCCAACGCTCAGGTCGTGTCTGTGGTGAAGGGTGAATTGGCTTTGTCCGCCGATGGTACGGACTTCTTGGTCCGTCCCATTCAGCGTCCGGACTTCGTGAGCCTGTTCAAGCTGTTGGACGGCAACCGTCTGCGCAGCGAGCGGGTTCTCATCACTGAGGTCGACCACGACGACGTGCTGCAGTGGACCGTCGAGGACTTCGGCGACAAGATCCAGTCGGAGACCACGGTCGACGGCTACAAGTACAACACCCTGTTGGGGCGCAAGGTCATCCGCACCGTGAAGACCGACATCCTCCGGCCGGGCAACGTGTACGTGTTCACGGCGCCGCAGTTCTTCGGCAAGTTCTACATCCTGAACAACACCAAGTTCTACATCGACAAGATCGCGAATGTGATCACGTGGCAGAGCTGGGAGGACATCGGGATGGGCGTGATCAACATCGCGTCTTGCCGGAAGCTCGAGCTCTACCGCGGCTCGGTACGCCCGACTCAGGCCGACACCGGTTATGAGGCGAAGCTGCCGTCGGCGGAAGAGGATCTGGGTGCGGAGAACAACCGCGTGGACGCGGGTCTCCATTACCCGGACGTCGAGATCGTCTAGGTATTTCGCAGCTTTTGCTGCTGGTTGTTGGACATGGCCCCTGGGTTTGGGTGGTCCCCCTGCCCAGACCCAGGGGCTTTTGACATAGGAGACCCCAGATGTCGGAAGACAAGACTGCTGCGAGTCCCGATGAGAGCCGAGAGAAGCTCCTGGCACTCCGGGCTGAGAAGACACGGCTTGAGGCTGCCGAGGCCAAAAAGGCTGCTGAAGCAGCTCAAGAGGAGGCGGACGCTGAGTTCAAGAAGACCTGCGAGCGCCCCCTACACCACGTCCTGGTGCGCCACATGGGGCGCAGCCCGAGGACCCGAACGATGCGCGCCGCCCGTTCTGGGCACCGACGCCAAGGCGTGTTGCTCGACGATGGCAGCCGAATCCGTCGCAAAGGGAAGAAGCGGCTCACCGAGCTCGACCTCCGAGCCTTTGTCGACAATCACCGGAGACTGATGGAGTACGTCCGAGTCGGGACTATCGAGATCCTCGACGCGTGGACTGAGTTCCCAGTCTCCTACAACGACCTCAAATCCCGGCTCATTGAGCTAGGCGACCAGGTCGTCAAGGAACGAAACGAGGAGGCCAAAGAGGCCCACAAGGCAGCGGTCGAAGCGGCCAAAGCGGCCGGAGCTGAACCACCTCCACCCCCGAAAGAGCTCGGGTTCGTCCTGGACGAGAGTGGCCTGCAGCAGGACCCGGTGGGAGGTTCCGACAAAGTCGAGAACACTGCTCCTTCGGATGCTCTACCCCCTGCGGCTGCAACCGACCCATGGGTGCTAACCCTTACGGACGCCGGGAAGGAGCCTACAGCTGTTGTGAGGATCCTCAGAGAGTCTTTGGGCATGAGCATCACCAACTTGGGTGAGCTTGGTAAGCTCCCTGTGGAGCTGCGTCGGTTCGCCGGCGAAGGGGATGCGACCTCTTTGATCATGGGGCTCCAAGAAGCGGGCGCCACGGTCAACCTCACGCGTGAGGAGGTGCCGACCCCGTCTGCTGGAGAAGGAGGTGGAGAGGAATCCCTCACCGAAGACGAGCTCTTGAAGAAGAGCCGCTCGGATCTCAACGGCCTCGCCAAGGAGTACGGCGTGAAAAAGCCGGAGAAGATGGCGAGCAAGCAGTCGGTGGTGGATGCCATCTTCAAAGCTGCCGAAGTGCAGGGAGAGGGGTAAGACATGTCTACGGTTCGTGTTTGGAATGTCACCGACGACCCCACCAACGACGTCACCCCCCACAACCGGATGGTGCTGGGAAAGACATTGAAGCCAGGGCGCAGTGTCAAAGTTGACACCGAGCGTCTAGCGAAAGCCCACAAAGTCAACCGCGAGGTGGAGGCTGGGTACCTACATATCGGGGACCAACCCCCTGCAGCCTACACGGCAGCTAAGAGCAAGAAGCGGGCAAAGCCTGACGCGCGTCAGGTTCAGAACGGCCGGATGGTAGGATCTGCCCCTGGGGTGTCTCGCGCTCATGGCCCAGTTGCCGTCGCCCCGAGCGAGGAGATCAAGGTCGAGGACAAGGTTGAGGTCAAGGACGAGGTAAAGTCCGAGGTCAAGAAGGAGGTGAAGGACGCCCCCAAGAAGACTGAGTCCAAGGACGAGAAGGTAGAGCCTCCGAAAGAAGAAGAGACCTCGAAAGGGGCCAAGAAGAAAAAGGGGTAACCGATGAGCAGCTCCACGGGAGCTGTGTCGGCCCTCCCCAACTTGGACGACCCGGTTCTCAACTACATCGCGGAGTATGTCCGGCTCTTCATGCGGGACTTTCCGCAGCTCAACCGGCTCACCGAGGGGTATGACCACAGCCCACGACACGTGAAGTGGGCGATCCTCGACACAGTGAGTGACTGGTCTTCCACACCTCCGTTCATTGGTCAGAGTCTCGATCTGATCATTGAACGGAACTGGTTGAGCCTGTTCACCCGGGGGGTGGTCATCACCCTGCTCGAATCCATCGGCATATTGCATCTTCGCAACCACCTCTCCTATTCGGATGGAGGTGTGAACGTGCAGACCGAGAATCCACAGATGCTTCAGTCATGGGTCTCGATGATGAAGTCG